TTCAATGTCGCTACTTTAGAAGAAATATCAAACTTGCACTTACATGACTTTGGTATATTTTTAGAGTTAACTCCAGATGAAGAAGAAAAACAAATGTTAGAAAATAACATTCAAGTTGCTTTACAAGGAGGTCAAATATACCTTGAAGATGCTATTGATATTAGAGAAGTTAGAAATATTAAACTAGCTAATCAATTGCTTAAAATACGTAGAAAACAAAAACAAGCAAAAGATCAAGAAATGCAGCAGCAAAATATTCAAGCTCAATCACAAGCTAATGCTCAAGCTGCTCAACAAGCAACAGAAGCTGAGATGCAAAAGCAACAAGCTTTAGCACAAACAGAGGTACAAATACTACAATCTAAATCTCAGTTTGAAATACAAAAAATGGAAAGAGAAGCTGCTATTAAAAAAGAATTAATGCAATATGAGTTTGAATTAAACATGCAGTTAAAAGAAAAAGATTTACAACAAGTAAATCAAAAAGATAAATTTAAAGAAGATCGTAAAGACGAGCGAACTAAAATACAGGCTTCACAACAAAGTGAGCTAATCGCGCAAAGAAAAGATAACGCACCACCTAAAAGTTTTGAATCCGCAGGTATGGATAACTTAGATGGTTTTGGATTAGAGCAATTTGATCCGCGTTAAACATTAATTATTTAATTATATTATATTATGTCACAACAAGAAGAACAAGTAATTCAAGAGGTTGAGAATCAAGAAGCTCCGGCTGTAGAAACTCAACCAGTTAAGGAAGAGATTTCTTACAAAGAAGTAAAAGACGATGGAACTATTAAATTAGATTTATCAAAGTTAAACAAATTTCAAAATCAAAAACAAGATGCCAAACAAGAAGAAATACAAAGGGAAAAAGAAAATATTGAAGAGCAAGGTATCAATGAAAAAGAAGAAGAAGTATTAGAACAACCTATTCTTGAAGAAGTAAAAGAAACACCTGTTGAGGTTAAAGAAACTAAGACAGAGCAAATTGTTGAAGAAAAGCAAGAAGTAACAAAAGCACCTGAAGTAAACGTGCCTGAGAACTTACAAGATCTTGTTAAATTTATGCAAGATACTGGTGGTAGTTTAGAAGACTACACTAGGTTAAATGCGGATTATTCAACAATTGATGATAATACTTTATTAAAAGAGTATTACAAAAATACTAAACCTCATTTAAATAATGAAGAAGTTGAATTTTTATTAGAAGACAACTATTCGTTTGATGAGGAAATTGATGAGCCAAGAGATATTAAAAAGAAAAAATTGGCCTTCAAAGAAGAAATTGTAAAAGCAAGAAAACATCTTACTAGTCTAAAGGATCAGTATTACAAGGAAGTCAAGTTGGGTTCTAAGTTGACCAGCGAACAGAAAGAAGCAATCGAATTTTACAATAAATACAGCGAAGAACAAACTGTTGCCAGTGAAGTTCAGCAAAAGCAGTTTAATCATTTTAAACAGACTACAGATAGTCTTTTCAGTAACGATTTCAAAGGTTTTGATTTCAACGTAGGTGAAAAAACATATAGGTATAATGTAAATGATATTGCTAATGTTAAACAAAGCCAAAGCGATATACTTAATTTTGTAGGAGAGTTTCTAGATGATTCAGGTATGATGAAAAACGCTAAAGGTTATCACAAAGCTTTATATGCAGGTAAAAATATTGACAAAATTGTTAAGCATTTTTATGAGCAAGGTAAAGCAGACGCTATTAAACAAACCGCTATCGATTCTAAAAATATTGATATGGGAGCAAGAACAATTAAACCTGTTGTTGATGCCGGTGGTATGAAAATAAAAGTGTTAGGTGGTGATGATAGTTCTAAGTTGAAATTTAAAATTAGAAAATAAAAACAACTTAAAATTTAAACAAAATGGGATTTAACACATCTACAGGATTATTAGGGAGCTACTCTCTAAGTCCTATGCCAAGTCCAACTGTAAGCGATCAAAATTACATCGACTTTACAGCTACAGCTACAGCTGGTTGGGCACAACAATACTTACCAGAATTATACGAACAAGAAGTTGAAAGATACGGAAATCGTACAATCGGTGGGTTTTTAAAAATGGTTGGCGCTGAAATGCCAATGTCATCTGATCAAGTAATTTGGTCTGAACAAAACAGATTACACATCGCTTACAAAAACGATGCTGTAACTGCAAACTCTACTGTTGCTCTTTCATCAGCTGGTGTTGTAACTTTAGGAAGCGCTTTAAGTAACGCTTTAAGAGTTGGAAATACTGTTGTTATCTGTGATAACGCTACAGGTCTTAAAACGCTTAAATGTTACGTTTCTAACGTATCTGGTCAAACAGCTACATTAAAAACTTACAAAGACGCTGCTTTCACAACTGTAGTTGCTAACAATGGTGCAATTAACCTTTTCGTATATGGTTCTGAATTTCCTAAAGGATCTTCTTCTATGTCAGGAGAGCTTAAGCCACAGTTCCAACAGTATAACAACAGACCTTTAATTATGAAAGATCATTTCAAAATTGATGGTTCTGACACTGCTCAAATTGGGTGGGTTGAAACTACTGATGAGTCTGGACAATCTGGATACTCTTGGTACTTAAAATCTGCTAGTGAAACTAAACTAAGATTTGACGATTACTTAGAAACAATGATGCTAGAAGCTGAACTAACTGTTTCTTCTGATACTAATACAACTGTATCTGATACTGGAAACGAAGGTGATAATGATGCTCCTGATGGAATCAATGGTTCTGAAGGATTCTTTGCTGCTGTTGAAAGTAGAGGTAACATATTTGAAGATTTAGCTTCTTTAGCTGACTTTGATTTATTACTTAAAAACTTAGACAAGCAAGGTGCTATCGAAGAAAACATGCTTTATGTTAACAGACAATTAGCTTTAACTCTTGATGATATGATGGCTGGATTAAACTCTAACTATCAAGGTGGTGCTTCTTTTGGAGTATTCGATAATCAAGCTGATATGGCTTTAAACCTTGGATTCTCTGGATTTAGAAGAGGTTCTTACGATTTTTACAAGTCTGATTGGAAATACTTAAACGATGCTGCTGCAAGAGGTGGTTTTGGAGATATCTCTGGAGCTTTAATTCCTGCTGGAACATCTAGTGTATACGATCAAAACATGGGTAAAAACGTAAAAAGACCTTTCTTACACGTAAGATATAGAGCTTCACAAACTGATGACAGAAGACTTAAGTCTTGGGTTACTGGTTCTGTAGGTTCTGCTTCTTACACAGGAGATGACGTTATGGAAGTACATTATTTATCTGAAAGATGTTTAATTACTCAAGGAGCTAATAACTTTGTATTATTAAAAGAATCTTAATATTAACCCTTAAAAACTAAACAAAATGGATAAATTTTTAATTTTCATAGACGCGGCTGATGACGCGGCTATGTACCCTTTATCTAGTCTTATTGGTATGACTGTAGCTGCTGATGCAACTATATTAATGCAATTTAAGTCTAGTGTAGGTGGAGGAACAGGTGCTGAGCACGATACTGTAACTTTAACTGTTACTGCTGACTCTGAGCTTAAAGTTTTCAAAGCATTAGCTAAGAAAATTGGAAACGCAGGTAGCTTTAACGCTGACGGTTATGTTGTTGTTTGTGATGATGTAAACTCTGAGTTTGCTCATGCTGACATTGCTAGCTGTACAATTACTCTTGATTCGTAAATAGAATCAAACTAAACCAAAGGCGTCTTATTGGCGCCTTTAGGTTTATTTTTTAAACTATTAAATTATATTATATTATGGAAACAAAAGAAACAAAGCCTAAAAAGGCTAAAGAAATTATAGTGTCAACTCCTGAAGTAGTTGATAACACCCCTAAGTGGGAAATGAAAGATAGAAGTTATTTTTTAAAAGGTGGGGCTTCGCCTTTATCATATGTTTTAGCTTCTAAATCAACAAACAGAAAACCTTTACTATGGTTTGACGAAGACAAAGGTTATAATAGAGAAATGAGATATGCTAGCAACCAAAGATCTTGCTTTGTTGATGAACAAGATAATAACGCTATATTAGAGCATATAGTTTTTGAAAACGGAACTTTATTTGTTCCAAAAGAAAAACAAGCTTTACAAAAGTTATTATCAATATTTCACCCTAAAAAAGGATACGTTTACGAAGAAGTAGACGAAGTAAAAGTCGCTAAAGAAGATCTTGTTAATATTGAAGTAGAAATGGAAGCTTTAAACACGGCTATGTCTATTGAAATAGAACAAATGGAAGCTATATTAAGAGTAGAACTAGGTTCTGCTGTTGATAAGATGAGTTCTAGTGAGCTTAAAAGAGATTTATATCTATTTGCTAGAGAAAATCCAGTATTATTCTTAGATCTTGTAAACGATGAAAATGTTATACTTAGAAACTTAGCTATAAAAGCTGTAGAAATGAGTATAATTAAAATATCACAAGACCAAAGAACTTTTTCTTGGGGAACAAATGATAGAAAACTAATGACAGTACCTTTTGATGAAAA